CCATGAGGTCACGGGGAACAGCTTGTTGTCCACGCCTTCGGTAAACAAACGGCCCAATTCCTTAAATTCAGCATTAAACACGCCGACCGCTTTACAGGCTTTGGTCAGCAAGTAGATGCGCTGGGTCAGGTTGTCCAGTTCCTGCGCTTGGTCTTCATACTCAGCGTAATCCGGCACGGGGATCATTGTCCCTGTGGTGGTGGTCGCCATCAGCGGGCGCGGGCATGGGAAGAATTCTTCTAGTTCCAGCGGGTCATCACGCTCATCTAGCGCCTGTGGATAACCTTTGGCAATCCAGCAAACCTTGCCGGTGCGCTTGTTCCAAATCTCAAACACCTTGGCTTTTTTGTCATAGGTATTCTTGGCGGTCATTGGATTTTTGGCATCCATGTCCGTGTTGCTGCTATCTAGGCCCACGTTCTTGAACACATCGCCGAAACGCTCCATGCCTTCGTCTTTGGTCATGTATACGGCGCGGGAAACCCACCACACTTCGTCCCATGTGCGGGCTGGGCTATGCAAGAAATCTGTCCAATAGACGTAATCGATGGGGCTATGCGCCGCATCAATGCGCTCGGTTGGCTCTTCTTGGGTGTTGTAAATTTGCGCTTCGCCTGGCTCTTCTACTTCTACAGCGCCTTCGCTTACTTCGGGCTGTTCGTTAACGATTACCGGCTCATAGCGAATCCACGCCGTACCGCGACCAGGCAGCAATCGGTCTTCCACCGCGCCGCGCATGGCTTGGTCAAAGTCGCCAAATTGGGTGGTTTCGTATTCCATGACCCGTTCCAGCATCGTGGATGCCAGCCGACCTACAGGGTCTTGATCCATGTAGCGGCGGGAAACTTCGGGTTTGGCCTGTCTGCCGTACAGCGCAGGGAATAGCACTTGGATGTTCGACCACAGGATGTTGTAGCGAACACGGGGCATTTCTACCGCATCGCGCTCATCCCGATAGCGTTTGATAATCTTGTGACCGCGTTTTTCCCACTTGTCAAAGACTTTTTGCGCCGCTTCGATTTGGTCGTGCCAGTACGGGCCAGGATTTTCACCCTCATATGCGCCGGTTTCTTGGTAGGCCATTAGTTACCCGCAGCAAAGAAGAATGTCACATCCAAAGTGCCGCCAACAGTAGCGTAAAGGCTCACGCCCACATTAGCAGGGAATCGGTGAAACCCGATGGCGGGCGTAATCGTGCCCGACATTACTTCGCCGCTTGCGCCGCCATTGCGTAGCACCAAAGTGCCCACGGTTGTGCTGTTAACGTAAAAGCCAATCAATTGGCAAGGGCCGGTGCTGACTGCGCCGGTTGCTGTGATGTTCTTGTACCCACCGACTTCTGCTACTGGCTGGCTCATATTCGTTCTCCACGATGATGTTGCGTGTCATATTCCCACAACTCATCCAATGTGATGGTTTGCAGGGTCTTGCCCTTGGGCGGCGTTTGATCTCTAGCCTCTTGCCGGTAGGCCACGGCTAACATTCTAAATGCATCCGCTGGGTGTGAACACCAATCATGGCGGGGATTTTGTCGAAATGCCTTCTTGTCTTCGTCGTATTCCCGCTGATATTGGCGCAGCGCCTCTAGCCCTTCCTCACAGCTTGGGTCGAAATAACACTTTGGCAGCACCATCCTGACCGCCTGGATGCCATCTTGAATGCCAATCTCAGGCACGATTGCCAGCTTACTCATGCCGCCTAGGTGCGCCGCAAGCTGTTCCACAATGGATTTGCCGCCCGATGCCAGCGTCTTGGCCCGTGCGTCATGCGGTAGGTAGTGCTTGGTGTACCGGTAGCCCTTGTCGATCACCACTTGGGCTATGTCCTCAATGCCTGCGCCGCTGACGGCGTAATAGTCCATGACCCTGATTTCGTTTCGGATCACTTGATAGAACCAAATGGCGGTATCGTCTCGATAGCCTAAGTCCCATGCGGTATAAACCGGCGCATCAGGATCAAACGGCAATTCCCTTATCCGACCTTCGTCTTGCGCCAAGCGCATCTCTTGCCCGTAGTACGCGCCCATGATTGCCGCATCAAAGCTGCATTCATATTCTTGATCAAACTGATCTTGGCTCAATTGCGCCCGTGCCGCCTCCAATTCAGAGTCAGGCAGGATTTTGCTTACAGAAGCTGGTAGGCGCAGCAGAAACCAATCCGGCGTTCCCTGGCTAACCTTGTAGATGTCGTGGAACTGATTTTTACCCTTGGGTGTGCCGCCAAAGACCGCCCAACCTAGCCGGTCGGACAGCGTAGGCCGGATCACATTGCCCCACACGCTAGGCTTAAAATCGCCGTATTCGTCAAGGTATACGCCGTTAAAGCCCAGGCCACGCATAGCGTCAGCGTTATCTGAGCCAAACAGCATGATCTTTGCGCCGTTAATCAATTCCACCATTAAATCGGCTTCGTTTGTGTTTTTGGTGATTGGCGCAGCGTAATGCTTAAGGTAGTCCCATGCCACCCGCTTGGCCTGGCTGCGAAAAGGGGCAATGTACGCATATTGGGCGCTGCGGTTGCCCTCGGTGATTGCCCGCTTAATCACATCGTTGATTGCCGCCACGGTCTTACCGGCTCTTCGGTGGGCGACCAAACATGACCAACGGGTCGTGCGGTTATGGAACGGCATGAATGCGTCCCGAGGGCTGTACGGCAGGATTATTTCCCGCTTGCCCATGTCACCACCATTTCCACCGGCCCTTGGTCAGCGCCTGTGACTTCAGTCCTTGCCAGCTTAGGCACATGGTATTCCACGACAGACTGAAACAACTCAAACGCTTTTGCCGGATTGGGCTTGATGTCATGCTTGGGATCGCCGTATGCGACCTTATCGAGCCAATCGGTTAATCTGTGGGCATTGTCATTGACAAACAGCGCAATCGCCTCACGCGCCTCTTGCGTTAGCTTGTTGGGCGTTCCTGCACTGCGACCACCCGTTTTCTTTCTAGTATTGCCTACTTTAGATTCTGAAGTCATAAAGAACCCATTCTTTATTTCTTTTTAGTCTTTTGCGTTTTAGCTTGGTCAGCCTTGTTGAATTCCTTGGCTACCTTCACCGGAATGTTTGCCATTTTTGCAAATTTAGGGTTGTGGGCGGCTGCTGCCATGAATTTGGCTTGTTTGCTGCTAGTGCTCGGCATATGCGTCCTTCATGTGAATTAAGCCGTTTAGCATCCGGCTCTTTGTGTTGAACCAAGGTTTACTGTAATCACAATTGGCGTAATGGTCAAATTCGGGAATGCCCAGCGTGTAATGGGCAATCTTTGTCCGCAAATGGTCGTGTTCGCCTACCAGCACGTTCCATTCCCTTGGCAATTCACCGATCAATAAGTCGGGCAACCATTGGAATCGGTGCAGTTCCTCGCCTGTTGATTCCTCAATGAATTCGGGTGTCAGCACCTTATTGCGGCTATGTTCGCAGTTCCACAGCACCACGCTTGACCAGTTTTTCCTTGGGTAGTCGCCGTTTCGGGATTCCATCGGTGTGCCAATGTACTTCTTTGGGTGTTTGGTCTGATAGTCATGCTTGACCACCTGGACGGCATAGCGCGGATCAAACAGGCTTTCCAAGTCTTCAATGTCTGCCAGCATCAGCATATCGCTGCCATCCAAAAAGATGGCTTTTCCCTGATATCCGCACAGAAATGGAACTAAAAACCGCTGATAGGTAAATGCGTTTGTGCCGTCCCGCTGCTTGCCGGATAGGGGCGTTATGCTGACCAGCCCCTTGGTGCGCTCTATGACCGATTGGCAGAATACATGGTAGCCCACGGCTTCCCGAGGGTCATATCCTGCAAATATGCGGATCATTTGAGGGTTAGCTTGTAAATCGTAGAGTCCACCAACGCGGCAATTTCGTCCACGATGTTTTGCAATTCGCTGTCTTCCGGCAAAGCAACGCGATTCTTCTCAATGAAAGCCTTGAGGCTTGCCATGTACTTCTGCGGGTCTTTGGCGTTGTGGAAGTTCTCGGGGTAATCCTTGATCTTTTCGTACGCGCCGCTGTATGCCTCGGCAAACTGGTCGGTCAGTTCAATGATTTCGGTG